AAGCCGTCCAGCCGTTCGGTTTGTGTTCGTGAGGTGCAAAAGTCGCTGGCTCAGTCGGTCAAGCGTCTGCTAGAAATGAAGATCGAACAAATGGGGGCTGGCGCTTACTTTGAGGTTCAAGAGGCTGTGATTAAGTCACGCAGGGGCGATGGCTTGATCATCTTCCAAGGCATGCAAAACCACACGGCTGACTCGATCAAGTCGCTGGAAGGATACGATAGGGCGTGGGTTGAGGAAGCGCAGAGTTTGTCACAGCGAAGCCTTGATCTTCTTCGACCGACCATCCGCAAGCCTGGCAGCGAGCTGTGGTTCACATGGAACCCAAGCCAAGCAAGCGACCCGGTGGATGTGTTGCTGCGCGGATCAAACCCGCCGCCTGACTCGGTAATTCTTCCAGTCAATTTCGATGACAACCCGTGGTTTCCTGATGTGTTGCGCGCCGAAATGGAGTACGACAGGCGGCGCGACCCCGACAAGTATTCTCATGTATGGCTTGGCGGGTACCTGCAAAACAGCACTAGCCGGGTGTTTAGCAACTGGCGAATCGAGGAATTCGACGCACCGAAAGACGCTGTTCATCGACTTGGAGCCGACTGGGGGTTCGCCAGCGACCCGACAGTGCTGGTGCGCTGTCACATTGTCGGGCGCACGCTGTACATCGACCACGAGGCTTACATGGTCGGGTGCGAGATCGTGAATACGCCTGACCTATTCATGACGGTGCCTGAGGCTGAGAAGTGGCCCATGGTGGCTGATAGCTCACGGCCTGAAACCATATCTCACATGCGTTCTCATGGATTTCCAAAGATAATGCCAGCGGTTAAAGGGGCAAAATCGGTTGAGGAGGGTATAGAATGGTTAAAGAGCTTTGATATTGTTGTGCATCCTCGGTGTAAGCACACAATTGATGAATTAACGTTATATAGTTACAAAACAGACCCTTTGACTGGTAAAGTTTTGCCTATATTGGAAGATAAAAGCAATCACGTTATTGATGCTTTAAGATATGCCTGTGAAAGCGTAAGACGAGCTCAACCGCAAAAGGTGCAAAACTTTGTGCCATTGCCAACGATTAATAGGTGGGGCGATACTGCGCGTAGGCATTAAGGAAAAAATACATGGCTCGAATCTCAAAAGACCAGTACCTTGCAAATCTGCACGCTGAGGCGCTGGCAGAGTTCGACAACATTCAGTCTGCATTGCGCGATGAACGGCTGCAATGCCTGCAAGATCGGCGCTTTTACTCGCTGGCTGGCGCTCAATGGGAAGGCCCGCTTTGGGATCAGTACGAAAACAAGCCCAAGTTCGAGGTGAATAAGATTCACCTGGCAGTTATTCGCATCATTAACGAATACCGAAACAATAAGGTATCTGTGTCGTTCGTAAGCAAGGAAGGCGAGGAATACGACAGCCTAGCCGACACCTGCGCCGGTCTTTATCGGGCTGATGAACAAGACAGCGTGGCGGATGAAGCCTATGACAACGCCTTCGAGGAGGCTGTCGGCGGTGGCTTTGGCGCGTGGCGCTTGCGTACCGAATACCAGGATGACGAAGATCCAGATGACGATCGGCAGCGTATTTGCATTGAGCCGATTTTTGATGCAGATTCGTCTGTTTTCTTTGACCTTGAAGCCAAACGTCAAGACAAGTCAGACGCTAAAAAGTGCTTCGTTATTACCTCGATGACGCGCGAGGCATACAAGGAGACTTGGGGCGATGACCCTACAAGCTGGCCGAAAGTGGTACATCAATCAGAATTTGACTGGTGCACCCCTGATGTTGTGTATATCGCTGAGTATTATCGAGTCGAGGAAAAGAGCGAGACGGTTCGCATTTTCCGCACCATCTCCGGGGATGAAGAACGTTACAGGCAAGCTGAGTTTGACGAGGACGAAGAACTCGAAGATCGTCTTGCCGCCATCGGATCGACCGAAATTAGATCGAAGAAATACAAGGTAAAGCGCGTTCGCAAGTACATCATGAGCGGCGGCGGCATCCTTGAGGATTGCGGATATATCGCGGGCAAGTGCATTCCTATCGTGCCGGTATATGGCAAGCGTTGGTTTGTGGATAACGTTGAGCGTTGCATGGGCCATGTGCGTCTGGCGAAAGATGCTCAACGGCTCAAGAACATGCAGCTTTCCAAGCTTGGTGAGATTAGCGCATTGTCTAGCGTTGAGAAGCCTATCCTTACGCCTGAGCAGGTGGCAGGGCATCAGATGATGTGGGCAGAGGATAACCTGAAGGATTATCCGTACCTGCTTATCAACCCGATAACCGATGCCAATGGCAATACGACCGTTGGCGGGCCGGTTGCATACACCAAAGCGCCAAACGTGCCGCCCGCACTGGCGGGCTTGCTGCAAGTCACTGAACAGGACATGCAAGACATCCTCGGCAGTTCTCAGCAGGCCGATAAGATGGTGTCGAACATCAGCGGCAAAGCCGTGGAAATGATTCAGCAGCGACTCGACATGCAGGCGTTTATTTACATGTCGAACTACGCCAAGGCCATCAAGCGCAGTGGTGAGATTTGGCTGTCGATGGCGAAGGAAATCTACGGCGAAGAAAAGCGCAAGATGAAGGCCGTTGGAGACGGCGGCGAAGTGTCATCAATCGAGCTTTTGAAGCCCACGATTAATGAAGAAACTGGCGAGATTGAGCTTGAGAATGACCTGAGCGAAGCCGCTTTTGATGTGGCCGTCGAGGTTGGGCCGTCCAGCGCCAGCAAGCGGGCCGCTACGGTGCGCGCACTTACCGGCATGCTGGCAATCAGCGATGATCCGGAAACCAAGCAAGTGCTGCAAGCTATGGCAATGATGAACATGGAAGGCGAGGGCATCAGCGACGTTCGCAGGTTCTTCCGCAAGCGACTTGTTCGAATGGGCGTGATTGAACCAACAGAGCAAGAGGCAGAAGAAATGGCCGCGATGATGCAGGGACAGCAGCAAGACCCGAATGCTATCTTTTTGCAAGCTGCGGCTGAGGAAGCTACCGCCAAAGCTGCCAAGGCTCGGGCCGATACCGTTAAGACGGTGGCCGATGCTGAGTTAAGCCGCGCTCGTACGGTGGAGACGCTGGCTAAGGTGGATATGGATTCGCAAGACCACGCGGTGAATATGGCGCGGGAGATTGGCGGCGCGATTGCGGGACAAGTGCAGCCGCTGCAATGATTTTTAGCGGCATCCACCCAGCCGCTTTAATGGGTGAGTTAAACGGGGGCTTTATGACGCAAACGGCAGTGATGGAGGAACAGATCGAAGTCGAGGAAGTCGAACAGCAGGAAGGCGAAGAACATCAGGATGAGCAAGTTAGCGATGAGAGCGAAGCCGTCGCAGACCAGAATGATGAACAGCCGGAACAGCAATCCGACGAACAAGATGAGATCGTTGTATCTATCGGTGAGGAATCGCCACCTCAGGAAGAAGAAACTCGTGCGCCTGAATGGGTTCGTGAGCTGCGGAAAGCAAACAGGGAGAAAGAGCGGCGTATCAAAGAGCTTGAGGCAAAGCTAACCCAAACAACCGAGACCAAGCCGGTTACGCTGGGACAAAAGCCTACGCTAGAAGCTTTTGATTACGACTCTGACAAGTACGAAAGCGCGTTGTCTGACTGGTATGAGCGAAAGCGCGAAATTGATCTGCAAGCCGAGAAGCAACGGCAATCAGAGCAAGCGCAACAGCAAGCCTGGCAGGAAACGCTGGAAGCCTACGGCAAGGCGAAAGCCTCGTTGAAGGTGCGTGATTTTGAGGACGCTGAAGCTACGGCTCAAGAGACTCTCGACATTACGCAGCAAGGCATCATCGTACAAGGGGCCGAAAACCCCGCCTTGGTTGTTTATGCGCTCGGCAAGAACCCTAAAAAGGTGAAAGAGCTTTCTTCAATTAAAGACCCCGTGAAGTTTGCCTTCGCGGTAGCAAAACTGGAGACTCAGTTGAAAGTTAGCAATCGCAAGGCGGCCCCGCCGCCCGAAAAGGTGGTCAAAGGTACTGGCCGCGTTTCAGGATCGGTGGACTCAACCCTTGAAAGGCTGCGTGAAGAAGCCGCAAAGACTGGCGACATGACTAAAGTCATGGCATACAAGCGGCAACTGCGCGCAAAACAAAATTAATTTAGGAGCTTTTTGCTATGGCAAACGCATTTAACAAAGAAGAACGCGTCGCGTTCGAAAATCTCCTCGAAGGCTTTCAGGATGCACTCGTGCTGTCCCGTAATGTGTCGATCTATAACACCGATCAGACCATGATGGAGCGCACCAATAACATCATTTGGCGTCCGATGCCGTATATCGCCCAGTCTTTCAGCGGCACTGACATGACGTCGAACTTCAAAGACTTTACCCAGTTGGCCGTCCCCGCAACGATTGGCTTTAATCGCTCTGTTCCTTGGGTTCTGACTGCTACCGAGCTGCGTGATAGCCTGCAAGAAGGTCGTCTAGGCGATTCCGCAAAACAAAAGCTTGCCAGCGACATCAACACCTCGCTGATGACCGTTGCCGCCAACCAAGGCACCCTCGTTGTTAAGCGCACCGCCGCCGCGTCTGGCTTTGATGATGTCGCGCTGGCTGAGGCCGCGATGAATGAAATCGGCGTTCAAGCGTTTGATCGTTACCTCGCCCTTTCGACCCGTGACTATAACGGGATGGCGTCTAACCTGGCTGGCCGTCAGACCATGCAAGGCAAGCCCGTTACCGCCTACGAAAAGGCCTATGTCGGCACCGTGGCAAGCTTTGAAACCTTCAAGATGGATTACGCAACCCGCCTGACTGCTGCTGCTGGCGTGACCGTGACCGTTAATGGCGCGAACCAGTACTACACCCCGAAGGCGACTTCGACGGCTGGCACTGGAGAAGTTGCGAACGTGGATAACCGTTACCAAAATCTTACCATTGCCGTTAGCTCTGGCACCGTTAAGGTTGGAGACGCATTCACCATCGCTGGCGTCAATTCGGTTCATGCCATCACCAAGCAAGACACCGGACAACTCAAGACCTTCCGTATCACGGCCATCGTGTCTGGTGCGGGCGGCTCTGGCGTTGTGACCATTTCGCCCCCGATCATTTCCGGTGGCGGTGCGACCGACGCGGAACTTCAGTACAAGAATGTGACTGCCACCCCCGCAAACGGCGCGGCTATCACCTTTCTCAACACTGCTGCCGCTTACGTCAATCCTTTCTGGCAGAAAGACGCGCTGGAAATCCTGCCTGGCCGTTACGCTGTCCCGTCTGACGCTGGCGCGGCTGTCATGCGTGCCACGACTGACCAAGGCATCGAACTGGTTATGCAGAAACAGTACGATATCAACACTATGAAGGTGAAATATCGTCTGGATACAACGTTTGGCGTTGTGAATAAGCAACCCGAAATGTCCGGTATCATTCTGTTCGGGCAGGTGTAAAGGTTAGCGGGGGGGGGAATCCCTCCCCGTTTTACATTGAGGAGTAGAAAAATGCCTTTGAAAAAAGGTTATTCTCAAAAGACAATCTCGGCTAACATTAGTAAAGAAATGAAAAGCGGAATGCCGAAAAAACAAGCCGTTGCGATTGCTTTGAGCACCGCCAGAACTGCTGCAATGAAAGCCGGAAAACCAAGCAAGGAACCGGCAAAGAAAGGTAAGAAATGAAGTCTCCGACGATGCTTTATAAGCACCCAGGACAGCACGAGATTCACGGATCAAATTTTGCTTATATCATTGTTGATGAGAGTGATATTGAGCAGGCCATCAAAGATGGGTGGTGTTTGACTACAGACGAAGCAAAAGCCAGCTTTTCTGAAGTTTTAGATTCTGTTGATGCCACTAAAGAAGAAATGATTCAAAAGGCCGAAAGCCTTGGAATTAAAGTGGATAAGAGATGGAGCGTCGAAACTTTGCTTGATAAAATCAAGCAAGCGATGAATGGAGAATAAAAATGTCAGTGCAAGCGTCTTTTAATCCTGCATATACGAGCGGCGTAACAGTTTCTCCAATTACTTCTAGTTCATCAAGCACTATCGGGCTTGGATCAAAGGCGCTTGTATTTACAAATCTTAGTGAAACTGTTGTTTCTTACGTAAGAGTCGGCAAGTCTGGAATTTCAGCATCAACGGCAGATTATCCTATCCTTCCAAGCTCTCAAATTAGCCTTAGCAAAGAGCAAGATGATGATACTGTTGCCTACATTACTGCATCTGGAACCGGATCTATTCATATTTTGCCTGGAGAGGGCTATTAATGTTTAGATTAACTAGGTTTAGATTTCGTTTTAGAACTAAAGTTATAAAATCTGCTCCTACTCCTCCCCCTCCTGTAGCGGGGGCGCTGTCTCACACGTTGCTTCAAATTGGATTGACCACTCCTGCTGCATAGGTGATTTATGGCTGACAACATTCAAGTTACGCAGGGCACCGGAACCGTGATGGCGACGGACGATATCTCCGGCGTTCAATATCCTCGCGTAAAAGTATCTTGGGGAGTCGATGGCTCTGCGGTTGATGCCAGCGCATCCAACCCACTTCCTGTGTCTGCCGCATCGTTGCCGTTACCTTCTGGCGCTTCGACCGAATCCACTTTGTCAGGAATGAGTGGAAAACTCCCGGCGACTTTAGGCCAAAAAGCCGGAACTGACAGCATGTCAGTGGTGCTGGCTTCAGATCAAGGCAATGTGCCGGTTATCAGCAACAACAGCGAAGTGCGTATTCAGGCAAGCTTCACGCGACCCGCTAATACCACTGCTTATGCCGCTGGCGATCTGGTAGCGAATAGCACCACGGCTGGATCTGTTGTGCCGTTGTCATTTTCAAATGCAGTTAGAACAGCTGGCGACTGCGTTCGAATCGAGCGTGTGCGGATTGAAAAATCTAACACAAGCCTGACCAATGCCTCTTTCCGTTTGCATCTGTTTGAAGCCAGCCCAACGCCAACGGTGGGCGACAACGGCATTTATAACAACGCGGGGGCTTTGGCTACCGATAACGTCCTAAATCA